GAGGTTATGGGGCATCATGAAGTGGCATCAGCGGTGATCGGCAATACGGCTTACCAGGTCAAATGGCCGATGCGTAATTACAAGGCTCAGCCAGAGAAAGTGGTTCCAGCAAAGCCCGCTTATTTTAAGCGCCAAACAACATTGAGCCTCAAGGCTCTGGATTAGGAGATAGATATGAGAGAAACCTCTTTCAAAGTAGATGACCTGGTTAGCATCAAGGACGATGGCGGCAGATATGTGACGGTTTTAGTCAGGGCTATTGAGCCTGGTCAGGAGACATACAGCGTCACGTTTCAAAATATGCAAACCGGCGATATGTTTAAGCGCGAATATCTTTATCAGGGAGATTGACTGATGCCTAAGCAAAACGGCCCTTACCGCAAGGAAAGCTCCTGGAAGCCTGTTGTTGATGCAATAGCAGCTTTCCACCGGGATAATGGATACGGCCCTTCAGTGGCCGAAATAAGCCGCGCAATCGGCAAATCACCGACAGCGGTGCGCTTTCAGATAGACAAGCTACTAGAGGATGGCGTGCTGGCTAAAACGCCCGGCAAGATCAGGACGATCCGGCTGGCTGAATAGGGGGGCGAAAGCCCCTTTATTTTGTTAGGCCTTTCATCTTCTCGAAGCTACGCATTCCGCCAAGCCCCAACATACCCATCAGGACAGTCAGCAGGCTCGACATATCAAACTGCGGAAGGTTAGGCAAAGCCACACCGGCATAAGCGCTGGCAAAAATAACGAAAGGTGCCAGGACAAAGTGCCAGGCTAACGCCACGCCACATGTCCATCCAACGAAAGGCCGCCACCCAGCCACAAAGATACTCCGGTGCTGTGCCTCGGCCTTGTTGATCTCTAGCTGCCCCTTGGCAAGCTCCTGAGCGTGATTTTGGGCCATCGTGGCAACCTCGTGCGCGAGCCTTGCCTTCTGATCCTTGTCCTCAATAAACTTATCTAGCAGGCCAGTCACCGGCCCAATCAATGCTTGTATCATTTTGATTCACTCCCACACCAAACCGCAAAGGCACCTGTCGCTGCGCCAACAATCGTACTAACAAAAGCTGTTTGCTGTGTCGTTGCTGAGGCTCCCAGCCCCATAAACCAATCGCAAACATTCCACGCCATAATAGTAAACGCCAGCATCATTAGGCGCGGGATAATCTTGTATTCTAGCAGCGCCTTAGCCATCAGCCAGCGCCCTAAATCTTGCCGTGATCCGCTTGGCGCGATTAGGCGTCTGATCGAACCAGCGTGAATCCTCAGCCTCGGCGGCCACAGTGAGCCACGCTTTTGGATCGTCCATAGCCTCAGCCACAGCAGCCCACATCTTGACGAACTTGGAGCAGCGTGGGTATCCAAGCTGGAATGTCATGTTGCAGAGGCATAGGGCTGCGTCTGGATAACGCAAATCAAGCTCATTAAAGTCAACGCCAACGTTACTGCATAGTCTGCGACAATCTTCAATCGTGACTGCTATATCCAGATTGAACCGCTTTCGGACGCGATCCTCAGACACAGGCGTTCCAACCGGCAGGCCGTATTCTGGATCATGTTCTTTTACCAGTCCTCCAATTCCAAATGTCGGCAGTCCAAGATGATCTAAATAAATTATATGCTCGCCATCATCGTTTTTTACGACACCCTCTTCGGCAGCGATCTCTTCTCTAAGCGCGTCTTTATTCATCGCCTCATCTCCAGAATCGTATCAATCGTTTTAGCCCACGAATCAGCTTCTGCCTCAGCCGTGAAAACCGACTCACGCAGGCGCAGACTGTATTGCCGTACAGCCGTAATCGGCATGAACAGGCACCGTCTTGCATTGGGGGAAACAAGGCAGAGAACATCATAATCATCCTTCGTGGGTAGTTTTTTCTTTTTACTTCCGTGGCCCAAATTAAAATGGTGACGCGGAGATCGACCATCAGAATCGCCCAATAGATTCGCAGTTTTTGCCTGCACCCTGACATAAAATTGACCATTCCAACTCACCATATCCACTCGGTCTTGCTGAGCCATCGAGACGCGCCAGCCGAGGCCCAATATTGCGGCTGCGGCTAGATATTCACCAATCAGCCCGGTCGTGGTCTCACTCATCTAAGCCCTATGGCTCCGGCTGTTGAAACCATTAGCGCAATAAACAAACCTACCACAACAACCACCAATGCGAAAACAGCTAAACCGATTTTGAAGTTCTCAACCATTTCGTTGTGGGCTATAACCGCCTCCCTTTGAGCTTTTAACCGAGCCTCTTTTTGCTGTCGCAGCGCTTCATTGTGGTGGTTGATAATCTCTTGCCACGTTGACGGCTGATCCGCTGGTTTAGGCCAGCGCATATTGATCATCGTGGCTATCTGCTGCATTTCCTCGTTGAGCCTCTTGGCCTCAAGCACTGCGTCAATGCTGCCCTTGAAGGTGATATCACCAACGCCTGATTGCTTATTTCGCTCCTCGTTTAGTTTTTTCTGCGCCGAGAATAACGTGCCAATCTGCTCCGACAAATCAGCCACAGATTGCACGTCATTAACCCTAGCTTTTATAAAGGCTATCGCATTTGACGCGGCGCTGACCGCCATAAGGGCTGTACTAATAGGCTCCATTAGGACAACATTCCTTTCCTAAGCGACAGGCACTTGTAAGACTTAGCCATTAAATCTCCGGGCAACTTACCAACGTCCTTTGCCATCTCATACACTCGCTCGACACAAGCCTCATAGGATGGCCAAGGCCCGCGAAAATCATGTAGCTCAATGCAGTTTTGTGGGGCGCTTAAAGAGCAAGCCAGGACGATGGCCTTAAACATCGTCTTTGCTTGATAGTGCTTTGGATATGCGAATGATGCCAAGCGCTATAGCAAGACAAGCAATGACAAGCGCAAGCCATTGGTTAAGCGGAGCCAACCAAATAGGTGCGGTAATCCCTGCTGTTACCATCGTTGCGTCTGTCGGCAAGTCTTTCATAGCTACACTGTTACCATCCTGCCGGTACTGCTTGACGTGTTGGCGGTGATGCCAAAGCCGCAAGTTGCTCGTCTAATATACCCTGCATTTCGGCTTCTGTCTTGTTTAAGCTTTCAAGTGTTTTAGCTTTTGCCCAATCCGGCGTGATATCGTCAAACGCCACATATTCGGCATCGTCTGCTTCCGGCGTTGTCAAACCGGCTGTGCCGTATGCAGACACAGAAAGCGGGTTGCCTTCATCGTTGACAATGCTGTCGCTGGTTGCTCTTACCCGCCAATGAATAGTTTGAATGCAGTCGGCGTGGCCGTTTTGCTCGTGATTGCAAACGTCAAAGTTGAACGCCCAAGTGTATGTGTTAGTCATTACTCGCCTCCTAATTCAGCAGCTTGTGCCGCCAGATGTGCCGCATAGGCATCTTTCACAGCCTGTGTATGTACCGCTGCACAGATAGCTTGCACCTCTGCGCTTTCATTGGCTAGGTCAGTAGCCGAAATGTCAGGGGCTACAACGTGCCGTGAAAAGCCACGGCTAATCTCAACGCCATCACGCTTGATGACCGTTGCGGTGCGTACTTGGACGTGCTTGTAGTCGCCCACGATTTCGATTTTGTCTTGGATTGTTTCTTCTGTAAGTGCCATCGTTTATCTCCTGTGATGGTTGGACTGTCTGCCTCAAGAACCTACTTGAGGTAATTAAGAATATGTTTGATATGTTACAGCAAAGATAAGACGATTAGTATCATTTATGTTTTGAAGAGTCGACTGCTGGTTATATGCCTCCAATTGGCTTGTACTTAGACTGGCAACTAAGGATAAATATCGGCTAGAATTATTCCAAGCAATACACGCACCAGTTTGAACAATATCTACTTGGAATGGTAATCCGCTAATTATATATGTGGGGCTTGTTACACCTGTAAAAGTAACATCAGCCATAACTGTAACACTTCGTCCAATTTTTATATAAGCGGCGGCTGACCCTCCGGCGGGTGTTCCACCACCACTTGCAGGCGTCCAAGTCCCTTCCTCATAGTCATCCAGATGATTAGCCGAACCAGTGCCGCCCAAGTAGACACCGCCAGAGAGGTAGAGGTTGTTCCAACGTGCTGATGCGTGGCCTATATTTATGCTTGCGTCTAGGTCTGCGCCAGATGAGTTACACGGTGTGACCCCAGAAGATAGGTCACTATCTACTTTTAGTCCCGCACCATCTGCCGCTGCGAAATAAAAGTTATCCGTAGAAGCAACCCCAATACTACCCACAGTGGTGCCGTCTTTCATGAATAGCGCAATGTCGCCATCTGATGTAAGGCGGTTAAGCAGCAGTGGTTGGGCATTTGAACGGGTCATGTAGTTGCTGCCACCAACACCAAGCTGCGAGCCAACAGAAGCATAGTTTGAACTCGTAGTCCCTACCAGCACGTTGCCGCTGCTGTCGATGCGCATAGCTTCGGTGTTTGCGGTCATAAAGCGCATTGCATCGCTAGCGTGTAAATAAGTAATCAATCCACGCATATCTGCAAATGAACTTGTTTCCGTATCAGCAAAACCAATGTTCATATTATTTGAAGTTGATGATGAAACTAATGTAATACCACCATCACCAGAGTCCTCTTTTATGACTAGGGTATTTGAACCACTCCACGCATTTGTTGTTGTGCCAATTTTAACATTACCGCTGCTGTCGAGGCGCATACGTTCTGTGTTGTTTGTCCAAAATTCTATCGGGGCGTTTTCAGACTGTTGTATTCGCAGATTTTTGCTGCTACTTCTACCAATCAGTGAACCTGCTACACTATCTCCAGTTTGGGAAAACTGTAGAAAGTTATTTGCATTTTCTAAAATGGATAGTTTGTATCCAGGACTTGCAGTACCAATGCCAACTCGACCGCTGCTCTCCACTTTTAATACAGTTGAGCTTGAACCATCTACCCAAAAGTTAATACCTCTTCCAGTACCAGCGGCTATATACAGGTTGTCACTGTCGTCTGTCGTGCCAAAGATGCGTGTGCTTCCATTAGTGTTACCACTAAATCCAATAGTTCTGTAATTTCCACCATAGGTTCCATCAACATCAACTGTTACATTTTGCAAGGTAGAAGTGCCATCAACTGTCAGCCCATCAGCCGTGACAGTGCCTTGCACATTTACATCGTTGGTAATGTCGGTAATTTCTATAGATGACAGCACATCCTGTTCAATCGCGTTGTTCAATTCTTCGCGGCT